AGCGATTCAGAAATGGGTCGTTATTGTTTTAATGGGTTAAGGAACCAGTCGTAGTGAGACGTAAACTCAAAATCTATACTCACTAATCTTTTCCTTAATGATTGAACTGTTTGGTTATTTGACAATTCACCTACGGTAAACATTTTTAAAGTGTTTGCCCTTTTCTCGTTTCTCACTTCTGCCATCTTTTTAAGGATGTTTACTTTTTTTGCTTCCACATCAATTTTAAATTCGGGTTTTATTTCTTTCATTTGTTTTCTTGTTTAGATTTATTTCTTATATCCTTCCCGACCAACATTGACATTTTGCCAAGTGAAGGAATCTTTGTATAACCTTCATATTCTAATACCACTCTGATGTGTCTGATTGTATAGCCGGTCTTACAGTTGGCTAGTTCAAAAATTCTTTTATTTATATTTGAGACTTTGTTTTTATCCATATCAATAATTCTATCACAACAGAAGTGAACACACAAACATAAGAATTGTGGATAACTATTTTTTAATAAACTGGGGGTGTTCGTGTGATATGGCGGCTCTTGAGGGTCTGTGTGCTTTCTTGAAGATACCATAAATAACCGGCACGCTGGTTGTAAAATAAAACCGCCTTTATGAGAGGCGATTTTATTTTAATTACTTTGAGTTAAGTAAGTTGAGGATTACTTAACCCTATTGATATCCTGGAAAAATAAATTGTGAAAATAATGAAGGAAAGAACTTCCTCAACTCAAAGTAATTAATAACAACTCCAATGTCCCCAAGAACGCTTACCTTTAATTAACTTTATAGCATATTCAGTAGAACATATATGGTCTGACGCACACTCCCAGCCAATAGGATGTGCCGGCTGATGTATCTGCCACATTCCAAACGATTCACCGTTATCTCCTATGGCCTTGCGATTCCAATTTGACTCACATTGGATCACCCTTTTGGCAATGTCAGTTGATATGTTTTCCTCCCTTAACATATTTAATACCTCCTCTTGCCACGACACCTTTGGGCTAGAACTAACCTCAATATGCGTTTCAGACAAAGCATAAACATACGGTTGTACCGTATCGGGTGTCCGGGTTATCTCAATCACATTCGCGCTCACTGTCGCAAACAGTAACACAAGACCGGTTCCGATTGCTTGTCCAAATATATTCACCTAAGTTCTAAGTATACTACATGAACAGTAAAGGTTATCAACAAGGCTACCTACCCAAGCCCAATGGCTGTTTTGCCGTTTGTCGGCCCCAGATTATCAAAACCAAACCTACTACCTCTTGAGTGTGTGATAAAAGACTCACTCCTTCCTCCTCAGAGAAAGGTAACTCATATCCTAACACTTTCATAAGCAAGATAATTGCACCGATAACTGTTTTTGATTTTAAGAAAAATTTATTCATATTTATTTACCGCCGAAAGCGTCCTCAATGACCGGATATATTTCTTCTAGCTTCTTACTTAATGCTTGGGAAGCAAAGGCATTTCCGGTCTCAAAAGAGTCAAACTCTGCTTGAGAGACATTTTCAACAGGATTAATTATTTCTAACTCATCTCTTAACCACATCAGCGTTTTCGCGTCAGGAATTAAGAACTTACGACCACCACTAACGACAAATTGATCGTTATGGCCTTTTACTTTTATTACTCTTAGCATATTTACATAATCCATAAGTCGTCCGGGACACTTCGTTGCTAATTTCCAACGAAGAGCGCCAAAAGATTTAAGGTCTTTATGCTCAACTACTTTATATTTATATAATTCAATGATTCTTTTTAACTCATTGATTTGGTAAGGGGTTGGCTTATCTTTTAGAAAGTTTCCTACTAACGCTACATCTAAGGTCATCACGCCATTACCTCTATCGTGGAGAGTTTCATTCCTTGTGTGTGTGTCTTTAGCGCCTATTATAATATTGTAAAACCCGAATCTTTTAGGGCTTGTGCTTTGCTTGGTGGTCGTATGATGTATTGCAAGTAAGTTCATAGTGTGGTATAATGTGTTATATGAATAAAGTTAAAGAAATATCTACGGCTATTGGGTCAATTTTGGGAGTATTTTTTATACCGGCTTTTATTGTTATTGGCCTAATTATGGTTCTTGGATATATAACAAATCTATTCAGCAACCTTTTGTAGTAAATTTCTCACCACTCTTGCTTGCTTCTCATCAGACGCTTTTTTAAATGTTGAATTACCACCCAACTCGTTAAGTAAGTCTCTTAACAATTCTGGATTGATGTCCTGTGGTAAACCAAATCTCTTAATCATTAAAGCTGGAAAAAGGAGATCATTCATCTGTGACCTTACATTTGTAACTAACTTTTCAAACTCTTTAACCTTTTCAGAACTAGAGAGGTTTTGATATTGAGGATTATCAATAAGCTGTTGTAAGGCAATTTTCATAATGCGCCCATTTACTTTTTGATAAATGCTGTATTCCTTTTCCGTCAATCTTGTTTTAGAAATAGTTTGAGATGGCAACCCAATGGTTGTTCCTATTTTTTTTGCCTCATTTATAACAGGATCATCTACCGCCCGCTTACTAGCAAATGGATCAATCAGATTTAACCTACCTCCTCCCGGCTCTATTGGTTCACCAAATATATCTCTACGCAAAGCCACTCTGCCCGTCAGCCCCGGTATTCTGGCTTCAACTGCTTGAAAAATACTCTCTGGTACTCGCAATCTGGGATCAATAGTTCTTGCAGTTCTTCCTATAACACTAGGAACCGTTGAAGCAACAGATTGTTGAGCAAATCTTTCTGCCTGCCTTTCAGGTTCTGTTATAGCTTTTAATCCACCAGAAATACCTTTTAAAAATGTTTGTTCTGACAAACCTCTTGCACCAGCAAATCCCGTAGCAGCAGCTAGGCCAGCACCCTCTCTTTCCTGCGAAAGACGCTCAAACTCTGCTCCCAGAGATAGGACATTACCAAAAGGAGATACTCTGTTTAACTGATACCACCGATCTCCTACGAGAATAGAGTTGGCTTGTTTGCCTTCTGCAAAAAACTGATCTCGTTCTTTTTTATTCTCTGGCACGTTGCCAGTCATTATTCCCTTATCTGCGAGGTAAGCACCAAAGGCCATAATTCCTGATCCAGTAATTCCTCGGCCCAAATCTTCTACAAGATTCTTCTGGCTTCTGGTGGTTGGATTGGCCGCCCTTACCATTGCTTTTACAAAACCTAGAGGAGAGAAGTCTGCAATCCTAGCTGCAATGTTTGTTGGTGTTCTAGTAAATGGAGCTACAAATTCGGTAATAGCCAACAAGACTTCTGCTCCTATGTCTCTCTCTCCTTTTGCCCTAGCTCCAGCAGCACGAGTAGCCAGCTTTGATTTTCCTCCAGAGATTAAGTCGGTCAATACATTCTTCCCTTGAAATGTTGCAAATTCAGCCGCGTCTATTGCATCCATGACCATTTCATTTGACGGTTCTAATAGTAATTCTCTAACACGACTTTTTTGAGCAGCACCCCTAAGACCTTCATTTTTTGCAAGAATGATAGCGTTCTTTTCTAATGCTTCACCCATCGCCGCTTGTCTAAATAAAATATCTTCCGCACCTAAAGACCGGAAGATTCCTTGAGTGTAGCCATTTAAAATCTTGTTTTCAAAGTTTACCTGACGAGGAATGTCGTATTTAGTGAGAATGTCTGTATCATACACTCCTGTTTTTAAAAACTTCCTAGCTTTTTGAGAACCCACCTTTAGTCCCTTAAACTTCGCAGCCACAGTGCCGGGAGTTATGGTTGTTGTCCTCTTGCCTGTTGCCAACGAAGCCAAAATATCAAGTCCTGTTGAAACAATGTCAGAAGCAGTTGTCAGTGCAGCCATAGTTACGTTGCCTCCTATGTTTGCTAAGTGAGTAGTGGGAGACGTAAGCAATCCGGCCTTCCAAAGCGTAATGGCTTTTTCAGCAAATGACGGTTGTCTTAACATTGAAACGAAACTTGCCAACCCTTGAGTATCTGATTTAGATATTAAATCTCGGATGGCTGTCTGCATTTCACCCGTTAACTCTCTATTTCCTAACACTTGTTGAGCCTTTTTCGCCCAGAAGGTAAAGTCCAGAGTTCTATTAGCAAGTATTCTAAATGCCACCACAGCCCGGCCAGCCTCGGTCCCTCCCTTGACTAATTTTTTAACAGCCTGATCTATCTGTCGGTTGGCATTAAATATCTTACCCCTAAGGGCTAGTTCCTTAGAGGCATCCTCAAGTATTTCTCGCTCTGCTTTAACAATAAAATCAGAAGTAGTGCTTATAGTATTTCTTAATGCAACCACTTCATCATCAGTTATCCTATTTATTTCAGACTCTCTTAACAATTTTTTAGGATCAACACCAAGCTCTTGTGCCGCGTCTTGCATTTCGCCAAACGATTTAACTGTGCGCTTTGTTAACCCAAGCGCACCTAGTCTTTTTTCTACATCAGCCAACTGTTCTTCGGGCAGGTCTAGCTTATCTCCTCTGAACTTCTGATCTACTATCTTTCTATCAAATACTTTAGCAGGCGGAAGATCTAATTCAGGTGCAACTTTTTGTGCAGTTTCTTTGGCTTGATTAAAGAAGTCAGTAGCCCTTTTCTCTATGTTAATTTTCTCTACTGCTGTTGGAGGAACTTTTCCCAATCTTGCTAATCGTGCTATGACCCTATCACTTTCAGAAAGTGGTTTAATAGTAAGTTCAAAAGTTTTCCTCTCTTGAAATGTATCTACTTTCTTACTAACTTCTCTTATTTTTTTCACAAACTCCTCTGCCGTCTTAAACTTCCTAGCTTCTACTGCCAGGGGTTCCAACTCTTTTGCAATCTCTTGAACCCTTTTGACACCCTTAAAAAACCCTTTAGCCCTACCCAAAAGACCTTTTAATCCTCCTAACACCTTGACTCCGGCTTTTGTACCTACCCTTCTTCCCACACGGGCGGCTACTGCTGCTGGTAAAGTAGATTCTGCTGTTTCGGCAATAGCCCGTTCTGGGGTTTCGGGTTTTAAAAACTCTATTGCTTTCTGTTGGAACTCACCCACCTTGCCGGGTAGTCTTGGCGGTTTTGGTATGACTCTGGCCAAATCTAAATCTCTATCTACACCAATTCTTTCTCTGGCAGTTCTAGCTAATTTTGCTAATGCTCCCTCTGTGCCTGAAAATTCCCCAGACACCTGTGGAGATATAGGTTCTCCAAAATCAGTAAGAAGCCCATCGGTTTCTTGAGGTTGCTGAACGGTAAACCTAGAAGGTCTTTGACCTTTGGTTCTTTGTACTAGGTCTGATAATGCGCCCATATTATTCTTGTTCTATTGCTTTATTAATATCGTCTATGGTGATATTAAATCCTCCACCCGCATTAAATTGAGTGCTTGCTTGTAAACCTGTAATGTTGACAATCCGATCAAAAGTATCAAGGGTTTCTGCGCCTAACCCCAACTGTTCCAATTCACCAATCATCTCCTCACGATCCTTGCCCGCCAATATATCTTCTGCAATAGCGTTGGCCACCTCACTGGAAATTCCTGATGCTCTCAAGGCAATTAATTGGTCATTTTTTAGGATAGATTTGGGCGCTTTAGGTTTTGCAAATTGACCCTTAGCACCAAATTGTATTACTTGTTCGTCTAGTGGCTTAGTTGGATCTATCTTATCAGGAAAGAAAAGAAGCGTTCCATCAGGCATAACTTTTTCAGTATACTTACCTTCTACTTGTTCAAATCCTTCTGGCAAATCTTGTTCAATAAATTCCAACTGATTGGTGGCCGGATTAAAACCTGTACCAAATGCTTTACCGTTTCTAAATTCAAACTTAAAATCAATTTTTTGTTCATCTGGCTGTGCGTCATTTAGTATCGTCTGAAATTCAAATTCACTATATCCAGTCTGCTCTAACATATTTCTGAACACGTCATCGGGTAATTCTTCTACTGTCATACCAGTTCTTCCCAATACCTCCACTTGTTCTCTTGCATCTGTTTGTTCTTTTTCAAGAAAATCAAGAAACGCCTCACGATTCTCAAGAGCAAGCGTTCTCTCTGCTTCTATCTTTCTATCTGCTCTTTCATCTACACCTTGTAAAATGGTCTGTACGGCTTGCTTTTTCCTAGCTGTGATGTTTCTCCTTACTCTGGCGCTTAATTCGCCTAGACGGCCTTTTTGAGCTTCTGCGAAGGAACCACCAATCAACCCTGCTCCAGCCTGTATTGCTCTAAGAGATCCACGCCTACCTCTTGCTTCCTCGGCCGCTTCCTCAAACTCACTGGCGAACAATTCATTAACAGTGTCTATCGCATCCTGAACTCTGGCCCTCTCTGCGGCAAAGATATCTTGTTCTCTTTCGGGTGTTACTTCTTGAGGAAGACCTCCTAACCTCTCTGATTCTATTTGAAACCGACTTTTAAAACCTGTATCAAATCTTCCAAAATCCACAGGATCAACACGGCCATCATCAGTATCAGTTAAATCACCATCGTCATTTTTAAGAACTTGTAATTGAGAAGCAGGAATGGCCGCCCTAACTCCGCGAGGTACACGGCTTAAATCAATCCCTTGCTTTTGTAGAGCTTGCTCACTTTCCAAGGTTATGTCCGAAGGATCACCAAGAATAGTGCTGAAAAACTCATCACGACCAGTTTTGCCAAAGGGGGCAAAGAAAAATTTTTGTTGATTGTTAGGCATAAATGTTAAATACCAGCAAACCAATACCAAGCCGTATTTGCAGACGTGCCTGCTTCGGTTGCCGTTATATAAATTGAATCGCCGTCAGTTGAAATTGATATAGCAAAAGTAATTCCATTTCCAGCACTTATGGCACATTCTAATAAATTAGTATCGTTGCCTTCTCCCTCTCCACCTATGGCAACTGTTGAAGCCGCACCTCTAAAGAAAATAGCTGAACCACTCGGACTTGCGTTTGCTCCATTACAGCTATAATGCAGTTGAACCCAATTAGGGGTAAAAGATACCGAAGCCGCAACAAGTCCTAAATCAGTAGCATTAAGGTCTTTGCCTTGTCCACTTGCGTAGTAGTTTTTAGTAGTACCCCACTTCGGAGTACCACTGGATACGGAAGCAGTCAGAACTTTAATCTCACTATTAGTAATTGTTGGATATGCCAACCGATTAAAATTAGTTCCATCATGATAAATCAAATCACCTGACGCAGAAGCGGCAATACTTAACTGGTCTATATCCACCCATATATCAGGCAAAGCATCTCCATCAGAACGAATGACCTTATCATTGGCATCGGAGAATGAAACCGAGGAAACATCATCTTGAGTTATATATTTATTGGTTGAACTTGGTTCTCCAGATGAACCAGCCAAAGCATCCTTTTGTTTTTTAATAGGTAAGTATGTAAAGTAATTTGAAGAAGCTAATACAGAAGGATTCACAAATAATCTAGCAGTCGTATCATCTCCGAACCTAATACCGGCAGAAGCATTAACTTGAGCAATAGTTGCTTCTTCTACTAATCCCTTAACTGTTAAAGAGGCATCAGCCGCACCAGCGCTTGCCACATTGTCTACATAATTTTTGTCAGTAATTACACTAGAACTTGCGGTTGTAAAATCTTGGTTACTGTCATAATACAAAAGGTTAGGAAATGACTCCTGTCCATTGGCGATTCTAGCCAAGGTTGCTAAAGGTTGATAGTTGGTAATCTTTACAGAAGCTCCTCGTCTGTGGGATTTTTCAAGAGCAGAACTCGCAGAAGCTGGATTAACCACCGACAATCCTCTTGAGCAAGAGGTTAAGGTTGCGCCAGAAGCAGAGCAGGTTACAAATTCTTCATTTGATGTACCCTCCGAGATTATAAATCCGACAGTACCAGTCAAAGCATTGCCTTCCTTGTCTGTACCCGATGTAAGTGTGATACTCGTAGCCGACCCCGTAATCTTATTGGCCAGTGAAGTGGTGAACAAAGCTGTGACAACAGGAATCGTAGCTCCGGCATGAAACTCATTTTTAATTTGATAGACAAAAAATCCTACTAATGATAACCCTACTAAATTTACAACCGTTATTATTGCTAAAAGTTTCTTCATAAAGTTTTTGTCTGATAACTATACATTTTTCCTGCATAAGTATCAGTAGTTAAATGACATTTTTTACACAGTGTCCGACCATTTGATACTGTGAATCTTAATTTTTTAAAAATTGAAAAAGGTTTAATGTGATCTACGTTCAATTCTCTGCCTCGCTCATTACACATCTGGCAGGTATAGTTATCTCTCTCAAAGACTGCTATTCTCCACTGTTTATATCTGACCGATCCCCTTATCCTTGCATTTATAGGAGTAATTCCACCTTTCCAATTAGGGTGCATTTCTCTTTTACCCCATTTGTAAGCATTTAGAGGTTTGAGGTGTCCATTATTAAATTGTGTTAAGGGATGTATTCCTTTTTTAAATTGTCCAGTATTATGGACAGTCTTTCCTTTTCTAACTAAGTCAAAACACTTTTTGCTACAAAATTTTTCACCAACTTTAGGTCTTGAATAAATCTTTTTCTTACAATATCCACAAGGAATTATTTTGCCCGTCTTTCTTATAGAGGCACTGCATTTATTTGAACAATAAATCTTCTTCTCAAAATGAGGGATAGAGTAATTATCTGGTTTATACATGATTTTTTTACATACTAGACAGATTTTCATATTTTAATTATAACATTTTTTACTCAATTTGTCGTCCTGAATCTTGACGGAATTTTTGTTCCTTTGTGTCTAATATCAGCAAATTCAATCTCACTTACCGAGGCATATCCTAACTCATTCGCTACAAACTTCAGCCTACAACGCTTAAACTTATCACTTCGCAATTTTATCTCACGTTGATATGAAAAAGCTGGAATTGCACCATCTCCACCACCACCGCCTATTTCTGATTTACCGATTGTTTGCGCGCCGACATCAATGGACTGGGACTTGTCAACATAACTTCCGCTCCCTACAATCGTTCCAACTGAAGTAAACCCTCCATTGTCATAAGAGATAAATACTTCTAACTCTTGATCTGGCCCTATCTCCCCCAAAATACGAAGTCTTTTAACCTTTTTTAACCCATCTATCTCTAAATCAGTCTCCCAAGAAGTCCAAAAATTAGAGATCGTGCTGTCGTCGTCATCAAGACCCGAGAACACTTCATACACATTGCTTGAAATAGAATCGCCAACATGAAGCACCCCATTGTAAACCGCCAACGTATGCGCATACCAATCCATTACGTCCCAAGATTTCCATAAGCGGTTATATGCAAGCACTCGGTTGTTGTCAGTAGAATCTTTATGTCGGCAAGCAACTATTATGAAATCACCCCACTCAATCATCGCGGCCTTGTTGAATCTAAGATCAGTAAGATCTAAGTTCCTTGATACAGAAACAGGCACAACCTTTTCGTTCGTCTCTGAAATAGCAAGCAATCTTATCTGTACATCTGTACTATCACTGTCATCTACATAATAGACACCATCACCAGTGCCAACAGCGGCTCGTATACTAGAGATTCCAGTTCCTTCTCTGAAAGGAAGGTTTGTGGCAGCCGTGTCATCAGCACTAAGTTTTAGTTTCCATAAGTTGTTTTCATGGAAGCAATACTCATCATCTTCAATAGAAACAACCTTTTGGAATTTACCGCCCCCACCTTGTCTGAATAATGCACCTTCTCCAGCTAATCTTGTTGCTGATTCTGTGAAGTCCATGACACCGGTAGTTGCCGAATCAACGTGCTGATAATCAGAAGTTATAGCCTGTGAATTGGCTGGGGCTGCGTTAAATGTTACCGAAAACGCTCCTGTCGCATAATTAATCGTACCAGTACCACCAGCGTCTCCGGTCAGAGTACCATCATAGTTGTCAATAAAAGTTTCAGAAGTATCAGTTGCGGTCATACCAAATACAGTTCTTCTTCCTGTTCGTTCTGTTAGCGTACCGGTGAATGTTTTGGTTGTTCCGTCTCCCGTTCCTATGTTTTCAGCCGATATAGTTGTGGTAGCATCCTCATCATCAATATAAGAAAGGTAAAGGTTATTGTCGTCAATGTTCAGAGTTGAAGTGTCCTTACGCCTCCAAAGGAATGTTCTTGATTCATTTATGCTTATGTGACCCTTGTGGTTTTTAGAAATGTTGTAAACATCAACAGCGTCCCCCGGATTTGCCACCATGACCTTTTGAATACCAGTAGAGTTAGGGCTGTTTACAAACATTGACGCTCCCGCTAATGAATTATGATTAGCCATTGAGATGTCCTCTCCGTCGGCATCATCACCTAACACGTTGCTCCCGTTTTCAACCCAATCTGAAGTGCTTGTTTTGTAATACTGCAACTTCTTTGCGAGCGTGCTGAATAAAACCTCTACACCATCCCAATTCTTAGCAACATGAAGTCCCGTGATTTTTCCTGATCCAGAAACTTCGGTTCCTAGCAAGAGACGTCCTCTGACAAGTTCAATCTTGTCCCCGCTGGTGAGCCAGTTTAAAGAATCTGAAGCAGCACCAGCCGGTATACTCTTGGCTTCAATGTTGTTTATTTTTCCATGTTGGAAATTTGTGTATCGTTTATTCAGCATAATGTTTATCTTCTATGTTCTAATTCATCAACAACGTCGGGGATTGCGCTCAAGTCCAGCGTTCTACGCCCTGACATATCATTTAATGCCGCCATCTTGATCTCGTTATCCCACGCCTTCATACGGTTAAATAAGATCTGATATTGTCTAAAATTAGCTGCTCCCATCTTTGATGCCACGTCATCAGTATCAATGCCCCCCTGATAGATCTCCGCCATCTTATAGGGGATAACCCCATGATGAGCAGATATAGGCCACACCGGTGAACCGGTTAAGGTTAGATCGCTTGTGGCCTCTAAGTAGCAAAGATTAATCGTCTTATTTGATCCAGTAGCACCAGTAAAGAAGATCGTATTATTCAAAGTGTCTATATAGTAATAGCCCTGAATGTCTTTATAACGCTCTCTATGCTCAAACGGTATTGCACGCCACTTATGTATACGTCCGTCTATATATACAGTCACCACTCTCAAGAATTTGGTAGGCAACGCATGAGATGTAGTGTATTCATCAGTAGTAAGCCAAGTGATTGAGGTGTCATACTTCTTTAACATATCCCAATTCCTGCCGGGATCTTGCTCAATGGTTAATTTGGCATCATTAGCTAGTTGTAAAGCAAAGTCACTGTCTATTGACTCATCGTCCACTATGTTTTTAAATTTTGTAATTAACGCATTTCCATCCATATTATTTAGGCCATCTTAGGAAGGCTTTTAGCCAGTTCCAAAAACGACTATTATTATTTATATCTGATAATGCTTTTTCATTTAGCTTACCCGCCAACTCTGGTGGCATATCAACAAACATATAAGCTCCATAAGTAAAGTATTTATTTACTTGCTCTCTTGAAAAATAATAGAATCCCTGATCGCCTACATCAACTCCTGCTGAATTAGCAACCCGTAACCGTAGCTCACCATCTCTTGTTTTCTGGCCATCTATCACGAAGGCGTGTCCAAAAGATGCTCTGCCCTGTCTCTTGGGAATGTTGCCATCCTTAGAGTAAGTCCAGTTACTACGCCACATAGCTCCGGTCAGTATCGCGTTGTTGGTGTCCTTGAACTGCCATAATGCTCCTCTAATAGCATCAAACGTGTCTCTGTAACCTCTAGTACCAATCTTGAAAAAACTCTTTTTCTTGTGCTTCTTGGCTAAGACATCTAAATCCGTAAACGCTTTCCAGTTTTCAGGGTTAGCTATAAAATTTCTAGTTTTTGATTGTTGTTTCATGTATATTTATAAAGTTGGTTGTTTTAATAAACTTTTTACAGTTACAACTCACACATAGTGGCTGTATATTCATTACATCATCAGACCCTCCTAGTGAAATTGGGACAATATGATCTTCGGTTAATTTAATCTTTGGCTCAAATTCTTTACAGCAAAGACACATGTAGTCATATTTAGATTTTAAGTTTTCCCATTCTTTGAATGTATGAGAACCACCATTGTTAGCCTTTTTGGAATTTCTCCTATTTTGTACAAAAGCATTATATTGTTTAGTGGCTGATCTACCATCTATGTAATTGTATGGCCTAGTCCCTTTCTTAAAATGAGTTCTACCAGTATTTAAACAAACTCCTTTTTGAGACTCACTCCAAGGTCTATTGCCTTGTTTATAATACTTTTCTAAAGCATTGTTTAATTTAACACGCAAACCTTCATTCCAAGCCTTGTGTCCTTTCTTGAAATTAACCCCTGTTTTGGAACAACTCAAAGAACAATAATGATTTCTACTTCTTCTTACATGAGAAGGTGATTTATATTTCTCTAATCCACAATTTTTACAAATTATTTTAATCATAATTATAATATATATGGTGAATCCTTTTGCTCAATGACACCAACTTTGACATGTATCTTGCATAATGTTCTTAAATCACATCCCCAAGATCGCCAACTACCTTTTGCCTTTTTTGCTTTCATAAAGGCATACTCCGGACTTAGCTCTACTCCCTCCTGATATTCAGACACAAGACAAGACGCATAAGCCGTACAGAAATCAGTGCGGCGCTGATTCTTTATCTTCGGCTCTCCTATAACAAAATCTTCATCAGGAAGTTCTTTGACAGCTCCGAACACAGCAGAAAGCTCAAAGTCTCTCTTGTCTTCAGGAGTCGGCCGTAATCCTTTTTTTAATAATTCTTTATTTTTTACCATTTCTTAAAAACTCCATAACAAAGTTAATAGAAGTTGTTAGTTTTTCTAATGCCTCTCTATCCTTAGTCCGCTGATGATTTATTGTTTCTTTAAATTCTTCTACAAGTTTAGCTATCTGTTTGTCTTTTTCATCATTCTTTCTCATCAAATATCCGCCGCCCTTTTGGACAACAAAACCCAACAGTCCGGTAACGGCTATTATGACTGTTATAATTGTTGTTGGATTTTCCATCAGTTAAAAAATAAATTTATTTAATGCTAACTCCTCTGGCTCTTCTTTTTTAATAATAGTCCTTCTTTTTGCTACTCCAACAACAGTGAATGTTCCACTTGAAGTAAAGGTGTGGATTCTGTCAGCACCATCTGTAGTTTCGGTTCCGCCAGTAGCTTCAATGTCGGCATCAACATATCTAATAATAACAATACCAGAACCACCAGCTCCAGATGTTTGGGTAAGACCAGTTCCACCACCGCCTCCACCCAAGTTAGCTGTTCCAGCAGCCCCACCAGAAGCCGAACTTCCTCCTGCACCACCTCCGCCAGAACCACCAGCTCCACCCGTTCCAGGAGCTTGGTTTCCCCCAGAACCTCCTCCACCACCTGCATAAGTAACTGAAGAACCTGAAATAGAGTTTGCTGCTCCTGCACCGCCATCACCGCCTTCATCAACAGCTTGACCTGCTTGCCCTGCACTACCTTTTCCTCCTCCTCCACCACCAGGGAGAGGATTATCATTAAATCCTCCATTACCATCACCATCGTTTCCTTGACCTGCAGTAGCAGTACCACCGCTAGTGGTTGCTGAACCATGATAACTACCACCACCACCAGAACCACCATTTGCACCATTATTACCACCGCCTCCACCTGCTCCGCCTCCATCAGAAGTTATTGTACTAAAAATGCTGTTTGAACCACTATTTCCAGAGATATAATCTCCTTCCGCCCCACCAGCACCGACAGTAATGGTATATGCCTGACCCGTAACGGCAAAACCTGTGTCGGTTCTCATTCCGCCAGCTCCACCACCACCAGAACTACCACTACCACCACCAGCAATCACCAAATATTCTACTACTTGTGCCGCATTGGTCGTATTTGTAAATCCAAAACTACCTAAAACAAAAGAAATTATTATAAGTAGTTTACCTGTGTTTTTAAATGTCTTAATCATTGCATTATTTTCCAATTAGTGATTGCTTCATCCCATATATAAGGATTGCTATCTGAAGGATATGCCACTGGCGGAACCCATCGTAGCGATGCCTCATCTAAAGTCCAAGAATCAAACAACTTGGGAGGAATAAAAGCATCTCTGGTTTTGTCATATTTATAACCGGTGCCAGCATAGTTTTTCCTTTTAGAGCCATCGTGATAAGTTTGAATCCAGTTTTTCGGATCACCCCATTTTCCAGTATTAATCATTTCCTGACTAATAACTATAACTCGTAAAACAGTTCCCTCTCCATCTACTTCTGCAAAATAATCCGTTGCTCCAGAAACTGGTTCTTCTGGCGGTATTGTACCTAAATTAGCCAAGACAACTCCACCGACAATTAAGGTGATTATCCATTTCCACGCCTTCTTAAAGAATTGTTTTATCTTGGTAAACATATTATGGTGCATCAAACTTAACTTTATTCTGAAAATAACTTTGCCAATCTTCTCTGCTATAATTAGTTTGCAAGTGGCAAGGCATACACAAACTAATCAAGTTATTTGGGTTATTATTCTCCTTATCGTAATCAACATGATGAACTGATAATTTATACTTTTTATTATTTCTTGTTCTTAACTCGTCTTGGTGTCTAAAACATTCTTGGCAACGGTAGTTATCTCGCTTTCTAATTTGTTTTCTAAGATGTCTATCAAACTCAATTCCATAGGGTTCAAATGACTTACCACCTAACCAACTAGGATGTTTCTCTTTTATCCCAAATCTTCTTTTCCCAATTTTAGACATCTTAGCCCTAGTCTCTTCACTGGGAGTCTTACCTATAAGAGCTAAACTAATATTTTTTCTGTGTTCTTCGGTAAACTTAGCTCCTTTTTTAAACCTATGAGCATTTTTATTCTTTGCTCTGTAACTCGGGTCTTTCCAAAGCAATCTGCTTCTCTCTCTCATTCTTTCTATTTCTTCTGGGGATTGTTTAAATCCCTTAAAGGAGGCTACTCTTTTAGCAATATGTTCTTTTGATTGTTTGTATCCTTTTATAAATGGCATAATTTTTAAACTCAGGGGGCATTGAAACGATAGCAGAAAGTAATTCCTACTTCTGACAAATCTGCCGAGGTTGATGCTATTGCTAAATCCAGCACTTCGCCATCTCCCAATGTTGCATCTGCGAAGGATGTGTAGACTGGGCTTGTTGCTGAAGACGCACTTTTTATTTCTGTAAACACAGTGGTAGTTACAGAACCCGGAGCACCGTGCAACAATCTCCACCCCACTGCTCCTGTACCAGAAGCTACTGGCGAGATTTGAGTTATGGTGATTGGGTCAAAGAACCTAAGTCCTCCCCATTGGTCAGTTGAAGACACGGCGTCTGTGCTGAATGTCCTACAAGTTTCAGGGGTTAATATTCTTTCTGCTGTTCCATCATGGAAATTGAATGAACCTGACGATGTGTCAATGCCAACTTCTCCTGCGGTATTAATAGTTCCTCCTCCTGCAGAATTTGGAAGTTCAAACGAAGTAGCTGGACCACAGTCAACTTCTCCTGAATCTGTAAAAGTACAGAATGGAGTGCCATTGTCGTCTATTGTAAAATCTCCAGTAGTGGTGAGGTCTATAACAAAGTTATTTCCTGCTAGAGCAAAGGTTGTAGTTGCATCTAATGTTGAGGTGTCTTGCCACTGGTCAAAGCCAAGAGAGTCAGAAGCTACTGTAAGAGTTGGAGTTGCAGTTGTAGTTAGGAATCCTCCGAATCCTGCTAATACAGTCGCACCAGCCGAATCATCCCAGAAGAATACTCTATCAGCATTTGGGTCCGTGAGTGATGCTCCTGTGCCTCCGTCAGCTAGAGCAATATCAGTTCCACCTGCAATCGTTATTGTGTCTGGTATGTCTGCATCAGCCAGAGTTTCACAAGCGAACTTTCCAGCAGTTGATTCCCATAATAATTGAGAGCCAGCACCATTACAGTCAGCTAGCCCAGCTCCTGATAATGAACCTGCGAATGAATGGGAAGCAGCAGTATCAGCTATGAATCTACCTGATATTTGTACATTACCTGACATAGAAGCAGTTGCCCCAGACAGATTGCCCGTTGTTGTTAGTCCAGTAAGACCAGAAAATACAGAATTAGCCACATCCCAACCGCTTGTATTAAAGTCAACCCTGTCGCCGTTATCGCCCACAGTAAGAGTTCCAGTAGTTGTCCAAGTTTTTCCTGAACCTATGCTTAATGTATTTAATGTTGAACCAGTATCTATTGTAAGTGCATCAGCAACTTCAGCATCTACCCAATCAAAACCAATAGTACCGCCATCTGTTAATTGAGTAGATGTCATAGCAGCATTGGTTATTACACCAGTATTTGAAATATCCCAATCACTCGTATTTATTGCTCCAGTATCTCCGTTATCACCGAAGATGAATCTTCCTGATGTTTGGAAATTACCTGATATTGACGCAGTACCAATGGTCAAGTGTCCAGTTGTGGTAAAAGTAGAAGCTCCTATGTCTATATTTCCAAAACCTGAAGTGATAGAACCACTATTTAGTGCATCAACACTATCAAGAGATGAATTAACAACTGCTGAACCCAACGTTGTAGCATTAAGAACTGATGTATTGTTAATTTGAAAGTCGTTACCCGTAATAAGGTCAATTCCGTCCAAATCAAAGGTTGCCTGTAATACTCCGCTTCCAGCCATCTCTATTGTGTCGTTTTCAGAATCAAGAACCATACCACCGCCTCCCGCACCTTGTGTCTCTATCTTTAGGTTTGAACCGGTATGGTAAATTCCTGCATCTGGTCCTGCTCCAAATGTAATAGCTCCTTCTGTATTGAAAGTTGACCCATCCACATCTAATATAAATTGGCCTCCAGTTGTTATCTCTGTGTCTGCAAGATCTATAGTGAAACCTCCTGAAGCAACTGTTAAATTAGCATCTAGCGTCATAGCATCTACAAACTCATCAAAGTCTAGGGCGTTGGATGATAATGCTCCATTGGCATCGGTTCCACATACCAATAAACCACTAGAATCAGTATCTAAATTACAATTTGTAAAATTAGTGAAATAAGCATTACCAGAAACAGAGGCCGTACCATCTATTTCAACGTCAACCTTAGTATAATCTGATCCCCTGACATCTATAACAAAGCCATAGGATTCAGAGGCAGCTCCACCAGACCCAGCGAAAGCAAAGTCCTTAGAGGCATTTCTGGGAGCAATAAAATTATCAGTACCAGCAGATATTCCTTTAAATTGAGCAAGGCTTCTGGCCGTACCTCCCAAATCAACGCCCTCACCTTCTGGCACTTCCAACATAGGAAGCATCGGACTTTGTCTTACAAATACTACATAAAAATTAAGGGCAAGAGAAAAGAGTAAACCCAATACAACTGATGCTGTAATTATAAAAAGTTTATTATTTTTTACGTTCATACTTCTAGGTTAAAATTTCTTTTAGGTTTTTCTCTATTTTTATTATCCTCTTTCATGCTTCCTCTTGGTTCTGAAATCTTAATATTGTCCACTCTTTGTTCTACCTTGTTAATTGCTATTTTTAGTTCAAAAAAATCTTTGATACGGTTAAACATACTGTCTAGTAATCTATTCAAATCTCTCTCATCATTTTTTATAAGAGATCCCAACCTATCTTTAAGAGCAGTAAGTTTATCCAAGTTTTCGTTATTTATTGCAACAACATCTTTAACTTCACCTAATGCCTCATGCAATGTTCCCACCTTTTCATTCAAAGAAGACATGGCCTCCAAAGTTGAATTTATGTCTGGTTTTTCTAACGACAAGACATCCATTTTATTTAAAATATTGACTAATTGAGGATTTAATGTGGACAAAATAACCTTTGGATCAAATATCTTTCTTTTAGATATTTCTTCAGCAATTATTTTCCTTACTCTTTTATAATCAACATCTGCTCCACCCCCAAAACCCATAACGTCTGCATTGAACCTTGTCTGTACCAAGTATTTCTCCTGCTCTATGCCGTAATTATCATTGGTGGTTGTATATCCGGAATCAGTGTAAACCGTAAAAGTTATGGTAATCCACATACCTTGACCTCCATTTTGATCAGCCGGCGCTCTATATGTTTTTGAGAAGTTCTGACTTCCGTTATCGGTTAAATCCACCGTATCTAAGGTGGTGAAATCGCTTGCTTTACGCACAACAGCCCGCACATAATTAGTGCTGGTGTCAGCAGGATCATCTAGCTGATGAGTAATAACAAAATTTTCTCTTGGTTCAATTTGACCTTGCATTTTACTGTTCTCTATACAGAAACAGCCGGCATTACCTCATGCTCACCGAGTAACTACCGAAACTAAAAGTATAGAAAAATTAACGGTTAGAATCTCTTACGTCTCTCTCTATACAATGGGTTGAAACACTGGTCCCGTTGGTAATACCCGAAACGATACCTGTATAAAGGTTCTCTGGGGTGATTTCAAAGGATTTAGAAGGCTCTAATACAAATCCTTCATCCACGGCAACAACTTCATCCAAGCCAACAAACACACTCTCTGTGCCATGATTAGTACACTTTAAGTATAATCTGCCAGAACTAGCCGATGCTAATTGAGCAGTAGTTGAAGTCATGGTAATAGAAGCACTTGAAATTGAACCATATACAGGGGCAACCGCACTTGAACCTGCCTGAAATTGTCTGTCCGAAAACAAACCCATCACAGCAAGAGCCAGTACAACTGAAACTGTGGCCAAGACTGATATTAAGATATTTTTCATTTTATGTTTTTACTGAAGATTCCACCTATCCCCCATAAAGAGGGATAGGCTAATCTTCCGTAGATTAAACTAATCGCTATCTCTGACTTCTTCAAACATCAACGAGACAGAAGCACCATCAAAGTTCATAAACCTGATGAATACTCCGGCATCTGTGTCAACATTATCAAAGAGGTCGCTTGCGGCATTAGCAGAGGAGGAAGCAATCCAAGTGTCCATTCCGGTTCCGTATGTGAGTGAAAACACTTCATCAACAGATGAGTTCCAAAGCAGGACTTCTTTAGTGTCGCCTTGATTTGGCAAACAACGGTTTATAAGAGCCGTAGCTGTCGGAAATCGGTAGGCGGCCGCCGAAGCAAAACCATCACCATCAAAGTTGATAATCGCATTATCACAAAGTTGTCCGGTCGTTACTGCTAACGAACCAGAAGATATGGTGATAACACCTCCATAGGTTATTGCTTTAGCCTCAAGGCCGTTAGGAAACACCTCTTTTTCAAAGGTAACTCCTCCTAATGATTCTGATTGAACATCCCCCGCTTCGTTGATGTAATCACCGTGAAAATTCTCTATAACTGTGTCAGGCGCACCTCCGGAGAAGGCGTTGACCAGATAGAACGACACGGCAACTACCGCGAGAACTATTCCAAACACAAATAACGCCGGAAGAACATTTGGAAAATTTTTGACTTTAGCTTTGTTCATAGTCATTTCTTCCTTAACTAATGTAAGGAGAGTGTTTTTTAAGTCCTCTCCACTACATCAGATTAAGCGTTTAAGTGAATGAAGCACCACTTGAGTCAAGAACGACATTGACTAATTCATCGTCTCCTGCGTCAAATGTTTTAAGACCATACAATGTGTAAGGAATCACGTTGACACCCAGTTTATCTGGTACGTCCTTAACTTTCATTGTTGGCTGAACTTGTACAACAGCATGGGTTGCACCCTTTTTACCAAAGAGGCAGTGTTGCTGCTCTTTACCGGCGGTCCATACGTCCGCACTAGCGGTCAATGTTTCGGAAACTGCTGCGTAGCCAACCCCTTCGCCCTTTAGGGTCATGGTTGTTGTGCCATCGGTAGCAGTTATCTTATCCATTTTAGCTCTATTAGCGTCCGTTAGCTGGATGTAGGTAGTACCTGCTGTTCCGCTATCATTGATAGCAGCTACTAGGTTATCAACTGATACGGCGGCTGAACCACCAATATCAACCGAACCTGCTCCAGATGGAGTGGCATTGAAAGTGAATGTTACACCATCAATTACAACTGTGTCTGCTTCTGTTGGGTTAGTAGCCATTCCTAACTCGGCTGACCAACCTGTTGAATTTGAGCTGAAAAGATCAAACCCGTAATACTGTCCGATATGACCAGCTACGCCAGTCTTATCTCCTAAGATACTTTCTTTACCAGCCAAGTATCGGAGCAAGATTTCCTCAAAGTGAGGAGAGATTACCGCGAATAACTGACCGGCTGCAAAAGTTACATTTAGTCTCTGCAATGCTCTTTTGGCGGCAGCAAAGACGGTCTGAACATTAGAGGTCGTAAGAACGAAACCATTTCCGTCTGTACCACCCGTAATGTCGTCATCATCAAGCGTTGTAGTTGCTTGATCATATTCACCGAGTACATCTCCATCAATCTTGTTGGAGATTTTTATCCCGGCTTCATCCGCTAATCTATTCATTAACGGATAGTTTGACTGCAACGCATCCAAGTCATCCACATAAAATGGTGAAACGAAATCTTGATCAACAGTCAAACTCTCATCTGTTACAGTAACGTCTTGAATCGTTACTGCTGTACCACGCGTGTACGCTTTTGGCGTAGGTACTGAAGTGTGTGGTTTGTGCCATACATCCCCGTTTTTTAAGTCAGCAACAGCTTCAAAATTGGCGATCTGCCTATACACATCATTCTGACTGTGTACTTGTTGAAGTCGTCGGGACCAATATTCCGGGAAAGCTGGGGCAAATGTATTTGCTAACATAGTCACCCAAACCCTAATTAGATTTGAGTAACAACTTTATGGTAGTTACTAACTCTAATTAGAATTTAATTTAATTGTTTTCCTTGTCGCCTTACCCCTGCCGTCATAACACTGCCACGACCCATCATGTCCGAGTATTCCTTGAACTCTTTGGGATTCATGGCTTTTACTTGCTCATCAGTGGCAGGATTGCTCTTGCTAAAGGCTTTTTCACCTTTACCTCGCGCTGAACCTCCATGTGAGGATTCTGCACTTTTCTTCTTGGCAGGAAATAGCGAATCAAGTCTTATTGTCAAAACCTCACCAAGAGGAATTTTCTTGTAGGCCATCCCTTCCTTTGTAAAAACAAAGTCGTGGAGTTTTTGCTTAACATCTGCAGAACTATATCCCAAGTTCTCCAGCTTAGTCATTAACTCCTCATTACCGGCAACATCCTTTTGGAATTGATCGGTATAAAGAGTTTCCTGTTCTCTGCGTTCCTTCTCAATACCACGCTCTGCGTCTTGCTCTTTCTGCTTGTTTTCAACAGCTTCAATGCGTGAATTGTCAGGGGTAGCAGTTTTAGGTACTAATGACTCTGCAAAATCATTAACAGTTTTAGCATCTGTTCCAGTAGCTTCAGCAAAAGCATTAATAGCTTTTTGCCTTGGGTCATCTACCGAAGCAGGTTTTTGAGGTGATTTCTTAGCTTCCTCAAGCTGTTGCTTGAGAGCCGCAACCTCATTGTTGTGCTTTTCTGTTAATTCCTTTTCAAGAGTTTTCTTCTCGGCTTTCACCTGACCTACAGGAATAAATAACTCCTTTCGTTCAGGTAGATCTTCCTTTGGAGTGTCCTCTTTTGGAGAATCTTCCTTAGGCGGATCTTCTTTTGGTGAATCTTCCTTGGAAGGGGTTTCCACCGGAGGATCTTCTTTTGGCGAATCCTCTTGGGAGACTTCATGCTCTTTATTCCAAATCTCCTCTGCTAACTTATTACCTGCCTCATCATTATTTGGGTCAGGTACAAACTTTTCCTTAGACATATCCTTTTAATAGCGTGGGATATTAAACGCCGAGTATCTCGGTGTCTGATACGAACACGGCCATTTTATTATAGTTGGTCAACTACCGAGTAGGTTAGGCCCACGATTCCTTGTGTATTTCAGAGCAAGCTCCTACGCCACACAACGCGCCGCTCGTTAGAACCTCTATCCTATGCCCTATCAGTTGCAACCCCCGATAAGGCATAAAATTGAGGTTCTAACTTAAACTATTTTTTATAAACGTTAACTTTAAATCCAGCTTTTTCACCTTGCTTTTCAGCAAACTGTCTAGCCATCTTGTCATAATCTTTACCGTGAATCCTCTTAGAGTATTTACGGCCTTTAGCTTCGTGATGACCATCAACCCATTCAACTATTGTTGATTCTTTTTCTAACAAAAGTTCTGGTTCTGGCTCTTTGGGGGGTGATTCAAAATAAACAATATCTGAAACAGGAGACTTTTTTAATTTTCTTCCTGCACCATCATAAACATCAACACTGGGAGCTTTAGGCAGGACTACCTCGGCGGTAGCCACTTTCTCCCTTTCTTCTCTTTTAGCTACACCTTTGTCTTTATGCTCAAGTTCTAAATCTCTTTTTTCTTTCTTTATATTTTCTGTCTTTTCAGCTTTTTCTTCTTTCGCTTTTTCAACCTTCTTCTCTTTTGCAGATAGTACCTTCGGCTTTTCTGGTTTGATCTCTGCCTTTGGTTCTTCAACCGCCGGATCATCTTCTCTTGGTTTTGGAGCTGGTTGTGGGTCAAGCTCTCCTTCTGGAGTAATGCCCTCCTTTAAATCCAACTTCCTGTCTCTTTTTGCTTCTACTTCTGCATCTGTTAATTTTTTCTTTGATTTTGGCATAGATTTTATTGATTAAAATTTACTAATTACATTAGAGATACGACCTAGTCTCTAATTCATTTCATCTAAAAATGTTTTATTATTTGCTTTCTCTCTTTCAATTTTATTTAAAATCAACTGTTCCTCCTCTTTACCTCCAAAAAAGCTCATAAACATCTTATAAGTATCTAGTCTTTCAAAAATCCTTGCTCTAAAAACTTTTTCCACAATATGATCTCTCTCGTTGCCATCCTTATCCAGTCCTCTATCGTTTTTTAATATAGTATTACAAAGAGCTATCTGGTCTGCTATCCACACAATCACCATTTTGGCCGCGTCACTCTGTTTAAAACTTTTCTTCATTCGGGCCAACTTCAACCGTTTTTCTAATTTGTTAAGATCAGCAACACTATCAATGTCCTTGCCTTCAAACATTTCTCTTAATTTGTTTATATCTTTTAATGCTTTATCCATAATTAAGGTGTTAATGCTTCACTGGTTTCTCCTGATCTTTGAAATGTACCCTCTGGTGTATTTGGAACGGCAGTATTGGCCGGAACTACCGGAGCTGTTGGACTTGCCCCTTGCGGAACTTGAGGGTTAATTCTCTGTAACAATGCAAGTCTCTCTAGGTTTTCTAAAGCAAGATCCTTATGTAATAACGCGTGCTGCATTAAATCATTCACTTGTTTTGGCTCTAAGTGGCTTCTGTTCTTAGTGGCGAAATTGACAATCTTCTGCATATAAGCCGTAGTAGCTCCAAAGTTTACCTCAACATCCTTACCTTGAAGAATATCTTGAATGGCTTGAGAGGCATCTGACAGTTCCTCACGACTTCCAAAATTTAACTGATCTGTCGCTTCCCTTATTTCTTCCTCATCAAATCCCCCAAATCTCATCTTGTTTTCTATTGTCCAACGAGGATTCAAGAGACTAGCTTCCAAAGGATTGCCCTGAATTTGAGCGATAGTATCTCTCTTTTGTCTTTTCTGTAATTCATTGGCGGCGATTTCAGCATTACCACCCTTAACGATAGCAACCAAAGACGGGTCAATATCTTCCTTCATAAGTTCATCAATTTGTATTCCGTCTTCTCCTAGCCATTCAATCATCACGCCCTCACTAAAGTTCTCCCACAAGTCTCGGATGTAGCGGTAGCCCAAACATTCCCAAGCGTCAGAGTATTCTTTGTTGTAGAGTCCGAGCCTGTCTGCTACTTGCTGAAGATCCCCATAGTACACGCCAACCTTAGCGTCTTTGTCGGTTGCACCTTGAGCAGAAGCCGTGATACCAGTCTTTTGGCCTAAGAAGTTGTCAAGGTAATTCATAAGATTAATCGTGATCGGAGTATTGTCTGGTGTCTGGAACTCATAGACGCCTTGCCCTATGTTCTTTCCTTGCTGGCTGGC